TAAGAATACCTCCCGAGAGCCTCCTACAAATAACCGTTTAAGAATGGATAGTCGCTTAGGTGTTTGGTCTATTGTAGACCAATTAGTTATTTCTTCGGCACGCAGTAAGCAAACTATAGAGCACCTAAGACACGCAAATCGCTTCTATTCAAGCTTCTTTCCGAGCACTTCAGACGAGAAGCACCTAATCGGAGCCTTCGGCGAAACGGGTTTAACTCTCCCTTCAATTGACGGACAGCAACGCTCCGTCCTTCAGGAAAGTTCGGGTTCGGGTGTGTCTGCTGTGAATTCAAATGAATTTTGTATTCACCTCCCGTCTGGTTTGCTATCTGGTACTTCTGCAATTCCACTATCCGCTCAGTCTGGTGTAGGTGGTCTTCAGATTGATATCCACCTAAGTCCTGCCTCGTCTGTTCTTTTTGATAATCAGGGTGACGCTTCGGGTGGGGGTCTCTTAGGTGCTTTCTATGAAGTATTCAACTGTAAACTTGTTTGTGAAGTTCATATGCCTTCGCCTCAAGACATGCCTGCTTCTACTTCTGGCGGTCGTTTAGAATACAATTCGTTTTCGGGATATTATCAGACTATTAATTCTACAAATGCGGAGATTAATTTCTCATTAGGTTTAAGTCGTGTTAATGGTGTATTTATGAATTTCATTCCTTCGTCATATATTAACAATCTAAATCATAATTCCATGGCGACCCTTCTACCAACTAAGAAAGACGGCACTATTGCTGACCTTTCTCAGGTTGTATTCACAAAGGGTGGAGTCCGTTATCCTCTTGACTACAATATTGATACTGCTTACAAGACTGATTCGAAACAGAGACAAGTTGACCCACAGGTTATTCGCAACGGGTTAAATGCTATTATTCCATTCAACAAGATTACTCATACTTCTATCTCTCCTCTCAATTGTAATAAGGATTGGAGTTCTAACGGAAATAGCGTCGTGGGTGGTGGTGTAAATTATCTTGTTGGTGTCGCATACGATACAGTCGGTTCGGATACTGCTGGCGGTAACTTCATGGACGAAGCATGGGGTGTCCAAATGGATATTGGTCTAGAAGATAATAACCCAGTATCGGCATATATTTTCGTACATTCAAAACAGACTCTCCTATTTGAAAACGGTTCAGTTCAGATAATTCAATAAATCGTAGATATGCTTCGCTAATTTTCTACACTTTTTATTTAACATTTTTTTGAAAAATTTTTTTATATTTTATTTGAATATAAAATGAGTTATACTAAAGACGATATTCCCGATTTTATTGCTGAGGTAGGAGCACAGATTACTGACGCAGAACAGAGGATTGATACTGATATCCTTGAACCAGTTGTTTTTTCGGATAATTTTATCCGTTTCCAGTTTCAGAATAAGGGTTTACTAAATCCTAAGTCTCGCATTACATTCTCTTTTAAAAACCCTTCTCTTGCGGAATCTTTTCTTCCTCTAGGTGTTGGAATTGGTTCGCTTATTCAGCGTGCTACTTTCAAGATTGGAGGTAAGACAATATGCGAGGTAGACGATTGGGCTCATTATCATTTCTACAAGTCTCTTTTCACAGACCAGCAGGTTACCAAGGAGAGAGAACAGTATTTATCGGGTCGGGCGATTAGTAATGCTGTAGTCTATGAGAACGATTCTAACACTTCTTCATTTATTGGAATGGACCTTGGTAGAGAAACTACTACGGGGGCAACAGCACAGGACAACGACATGAAACTGCAGACATTCCAAGAATTAGCACAGACTCCAGTTTTCTCTCTGAGTTTAGAGGATTTAGTTCCATGCCTCCGCTCAGTTCAGCTTCCGCTCTTTATGTTAAATGAAGAAGTTCAACTTGAATTAACTCTCTCGTCAACTATTGGAAAGCGTGCGTGTATGCCTTTCGCTCGCCTTGCTCAGAAGGACACTCCGATTGAATTAAATCAGGACGACGTCCGTCTTATCGCTGATTACACATTCCTTGAAGGTGACGCCATGGATCAATTCAAGCAAGCTAATGCCGATTATGAATATACATTCCTTGAGCCTCGCCTAACAAAGACTACTCTATCAGCGTCTTCAGCATGGGAGAATCAGATTCGCAATGTTGGTGGTGCTGGTCGCCGTGTTCCAAAAATGTTTGTTATGCTTACTTCAAATAAAATGGGTAATTCTTCTAGTGACGGTACAAAGGGTTCGGCTCATAATCAGCTAACTCTTCTAAATGATTATCGTGCTATTGCTACCTATTCGGGGGGTGAAGTAGACGGTGTATATAAACAACTTACTGCGAATATTAAGAAGAATGACGCTTTTATCTTCCCTATTGATAGAAGCAATTCTGCCCTTCATTATCATGGAGTCCAGCAGGCTGAAGGTGCTGTCCCTCATGTCACTCGTGATATGTATTCCCGTCAAGGTAATTCATTAGCTGACCAGAAATTCCAGACTTTCCAGATAGATCAAGACGACGAGCTTTCGGGTCAGTTCTTTGTTCAGGCATTTAGATTCCCAGACGGTCAGCGTGTAGATAGCCGAGGTCTAGAGCTTCACTACAAGTATGGCGGACTCGATACGGACGAGGCTCCATTTGTTCAGCGAGCATATGTTGAAATGGAGAAGCGAGTCATGATTAAGGACGGTTTTACCGACACTATGTATGAATAAGCAACAAATCAAAAAAAAATACAAGATATGAATCCTGTTGTGAGTTATTATCTCTCAAAAATATAAATTCTCATATCTGTTATTTTTAGACAGACTGTTAATTAATTAACCTTCTATATAGTAAACTCTTCTTGAAAGATTATTTGTCAACTGTTTAAAATTGACAGATTATTAAATTTATTAATTGTTATTTAAATAAAATCTAAATTATAAATATAAAAATGAATAAAGAAAAACTAACCGAAATTATTTCAAAGGCGAGACCTAATGCGAAAGAATCAACAATTAAATTGTATGTTTCTAACCTAATGAAATTAATGAAACTTCATGATAAAGATAATTTAGACTTCTTAAAATCTCCTTCTCAAATAGAAGAGAAATTAAAAGATTTACACTATACAACTCGCCGTAATTATTTGAATTCAATAATTGTTTATTTAATGGCTATTAACAAGGACGAATCATTGATTAAGGAATTTTCTGACATGAGAGACAATCATTCAAAGGCACTTGAAGAGCAAAATGCTACTGGTATTATTTCAGATAAACAGAAGGATAATTTTGTTGATATATCTGAAGTGAATAAAATGATTTCTCAAATGGGTGAAGAGATTAAAAATAAAAAACTAAGGAAGAAGGAAGATTTAACGGCAAAAGATAAAACTTTAATTCAAATGTATACTATCTATAATATTTATACTAGAATCCCGCTTAGGAATGACGTGGCTGGAATGGAGGTTATCAATAAGAGAGCTTATAATAAGTTATCCGATTCTGAGAAGAAAGAAAAGAATTTTTTAGTGATAAATAAAAACTCTATGTTTTTCGTATTAAATAAATACAAAACGTCTTCCAAATATGAGGAGTTAAAGATAGATATACCGAAAGACCTTGAGAAACTATTAAGGCAATATATAAGAATTAACGGCATGGGAGTATTGTTTACTTCTTCAACTGGTAAACCTTATAGCAGAAATGCACTTTCTCAATTATTGTTAAAGACTTCAAAGAAGTACATGGATAAGTCGATTTCCAGTACCATGCTTAGAAAAATTTATTTGTCAAGTAAGTATGCTAAAGTCAAGGAGGAAATGGAGAAAGACTCCGAGATAATGGGTCATAGCGTTAAGACTCAACAGAGTGTATATGTCAAGAAACCTCAAGAAGAAGATTGAGCGAAGCTACTGACGTGACAGAATATCTGTCAAGTAAATCTGTCAATTTTAAACAGTTAACAGAATATCTTTCATGTAGTAAGTAATCCTATAGGACTCTTTAGTTTAACAGTCTGTTTAAAAATAACAGATTTATATAAATTAAATATATTTAAAGATAAATAATCTATGTTTAAAAAAAGATAAAATTTTCTGTTCTTATTATATATTAAAATTATGGGTTGGAATTTAGCAGAAGATTTAAAATACGGGAAGATTAGGGAGCGTTTAGTTGTAGGATATCTTAATCAAGATATTTTTAGAGACGATAGATTAAATTTGTATCAGAATGAAAGGAAACAGGTAGACTTTAGAAATATTCAAATTATAGGTGAGTTGAAGAGTCGCAAGTTTAATCATGATAAACATAAAGAAACAATGTTCGGATATAATAAGATATTATATTTAGAAGGTCTTGAAGGCGATTCAAGAGATTGGTATTTTTATTTCTTATTTTATGACGGCTTATACATGTGGCGTTATAATGAAGACGAATTTGAAGTAAGACCTTACGAGCACCAAGAGCGGGGTTGGATAGATCAAGTTTATGTTGATATCAGGCATTTAATTTGTATAACAAAAAATATCAAGAATATGCCTGACTTAGAATTAATGAAAACTTACAAAGAATATTTCTAATCAAATGAGATTTGGAAATTTCCATGTTTAACAACAATTCCATAATGTTTTTTAACTTTATTTTTTTTCTTTAGTTGTATTTCTCTATTGACTCTATTTGAAATAATAGGTACTATCTTTTCCTTTAGTTTAGGATCTTCATTGAATAATCTGATAGCTCGTCTCACAGAAGGTATGTCTCCATGTTTAGATATATCTCTCAATTGTAATTCAATTTCTGTGAAATCATTAAATACGCTCATATCAACATTGTATCCGTTATTACAGTAAACAATTACTTCCTTACAAAATCTCATTAATTTATTTTTTTCCTTGACAGATAGTAATTTATTAGGATTTTTATTTATCATATAAGTTTTTAATTCTTCAATATCAGAGATATTAAATATTTCTGTTTCAGGTTGAATTGATTCAATACTGCATAACTCTGCCCAGAGTTTCATAGATAAAGTTGATTTATCCATGGAAGCAAAATTAGGGATATCGATATTGAAAGCTCGAATCACTTCAATCATGTCACCCTTGGAAAAAGTTTTATTAATCATTATATTGTATAAATTATTTTATTTTTAAGAGATATAACTTATGTTAACAGCACCTGAAATCGTTAAATTAATTAAGGCACATAATATTCTCAGTAAGATTACTATTCCTGCGAAAGATAGAACGAATGTAAATGCTTTGATTAAACTAGTTGAATCAAATAATTACATGATAGACCATTCAAAGAAAGCAATCAAACCGAAAGTCAAAAGAGGTAAACAGATTACTTTGAAACAGGCTGAGGAGATTACTAAACCTAAACCCAAGAAGGAGAAGACTCCAGAACAATTGGAAAAGGCAAAGAAGACCAAAATGAAATCTGTAGTTAAATTTATTTTGGAAAATAAAGAGGTACTGAAAGATCCTGAAGTCATGAAACTTCATAAGGGGTTAAAGTGATTTCTTTTTCTTAAAACACATGTATCCATTTAATTCGTCGTTTTCAATTATTCTTAATCTTAATAATGCGGTCAAGCAATTCAAGAAATATATATGGTCGCTTCGTCTGATAGCTTGATTATTCTTTTTTCTGTTATATATCATATTA